GTGTTTACTTATAGCTAACTTCTTCATTGTTGACTTCTATCCAAGTATGATCACCTAAATATTGCACCTGTGTTATATACTCATAACTATCAGGTACCCCTGTTGTCCAATCATTCGGTCCCATTGGTATAAGAATATTTTTCTGTATCTTGTTATCAAATGCTAACCAATATGTTTTACCGTGAAACAATTGAAATTTATATTCCGCAGCATGTACCATATCGGTTATATCAAGTCTGCGCTTTAACTGCTCTGCTTGTTTTTGTAATACAGTAACAAGCTCCATAATTCTGTTGTATTCTTGCTGAGCATACATTCTTGCTGTATTCAGCATTAAATCTTTTTGTTGTTTTACTGGGACAAGCTCAAACTTCGGAGCCCCAATATCCATAGGATATGTTAGGCTATGATGTTTATCGGGGTCCGAAGGTTTTAGTCTCATTGTCTGTAACAAATAACGTGAAGTATTCCGCCTAGTGAAACAAAGGCTACCCACGTATTTAGTGTGTATGGTATAGCAAGACTTGGGAACAATGTGTTAATTGCCCAAATGCCTACTATTGGACTAAGAATAAAAAAGCCCAATATTAATAACATAGTAACTACAGTGCCCAAAAGCGGACCAAACATTGCTCTTGTTCTTACTGCGTTTCTTTTCATACTAATACCTTTAAGCATCTTTCACCCCCTTTACTTGATTAGGTTTTTTACTACGATGTTTTTCGTAGAAAATATGGTTTCCAATTTTCACTACCTTTCTATAAGGCCACATCGGATTTACCCATAAATTATGAAAGAATAAAACTGTGCTTGGCACTACGTCTTTATATGAATCATATGCTAGTACATTATATGCAATTCTTTCACTTTGTTTGTATCTTGGATCGTTGACATTCAATGGTCTTCTATCACTTTCACATACCCAACTAAATTGGCACAATTTTACCTTTTTATGACCTTCATCATCAATATATGGATCATCGTCCACTGGCATTAACTTTGTGCTAACTTGATAAACCACTGAGCAAGGATTAGCTGCGAATCCATGTGCTACACGATTCATTACTACCCTAGCAACTGCTTGTTTGCCCTTTTCAGACTCACTGCCTGCTTCATAAAAAATATTTGTAGCCAAACATTTTAGTTGCTTTGCATCAACATATTTTGGTTTAACCGGTACTTGTACGACCTCTTCTTCTTCAGCAAGAATTTCAGGAATAACAAGCAACGTTTCTCTATTAATAATTAAAAACATACCCAAAAATAAGACGCCGAGGGTAGTTAAAAACTTCTTAATACTAATAATACGTAGGTTTGGTAGGTAACTCATAAATCTCCTTTCCACCCATAGTATACACTACAAGCTTAAAAAAAACAAGAATTTTGGATATAACTTAACTAAGTTATAAATTCTCTAAGTCGTCCCAACAATCACAGTTACAGTCTATAACCTCTTGAGCCGCTGCTTCTACTGTGTTGATATGGACAATTACATTTGAAGATATATCAAATATATCTAAATTTGAAGGGATAAGCGAAGTTTCGTTAGATCCTGCGAAACTACCTGGTTCCAATGCTGCACCTGTAACCTTTGGTACACTTAAATTCCCTGAGGGCACAATTGGTTTATCGTCTGGTACATCATTATCCAGAACACCTCCTGCTAACCCTAACCTTTTTGCGTTGCGTGCCTCTCGCATCGCCGCAATTATACTTTTTCCTCCTATAGTTGTGTCGCTTATTTTCTCAAGTGTGGCTGCAGCCATTCCATACCCGGTATCTTCAGCATAATTATCTAAATTCTCAGCAAATGAGTACAAGTCTAATTGATTTGCACTGTCATTCGCCGTTATAAAGCTATTTCTAGCATTTATCTCTATAACTAATTGTGAACCTAAATTTCTCCACAATGTATTTAACTCTTGTGCTAAGGCTGACTTAGCGTTTCTTATATTTGTTATCTCTGTGTTTGCCTGTGTAATTAAAGTAGTCAAAACACTGTCGTTGTTTCTTGCTACATTTAATTCTGTAACCATGTTTGTATAAATTTGCTTTAACGTAGATGTTTGTAATTCCAAAACCAATGCATTTATTCTTGCAATCTTATAAGGTATTCCACTCATTGAACCAAAAAAGTCGTTGAATATATAACTACCGTCAACTCCACTTCCTTTAGCAACGTTCTGTATGATTGAATTTACGTATGCAGGATCGTTTGGTGTTGTTGTACCATTTATACCTGTTATGTCGCTAATTGATTCCATGTTAGTCACAACCTGCGCAAACTTTTCAATATCCATTGTAGTGATGTTTTTAATTTGTAGCATACTACGTTTGAATGCGTCATTTGCAACTGCTATGTTTTCTGGTAAAATAACTTTTAAATCTGTGCCATAATCTTTATTTAATAAAGCACCGTTAGTTCCCTTACCAGAAAATATAAATTGATATATCTTACTGTTCGCTCTTGCTGTTGTAGTATTATAGATTGGAGTAGTTAATGAATTTCTACTGACTGGAAATAATTTAGCAACATCAAGTAAATCAACTAAACTATTTAAATTTTGTGTTTGAGTATTGAGTGGTATTAGTACCTCATTTAATTCTTCACCCATAACTAATTTAAATGCCTCATAGATTTTCTTTTCTTGTTCTATAGTAGGATTAACTGTTTCTTGAGTTAGGTCTAAAATTTCCTCTGTGGTTAATCCAGCTGAGACTAAAGCAATGTTTACTGATTCAGTAATAGCATTGTTCTCTTGTAATGTAATCAATAAACTATATGGACTACCAAAACTATCTAATTTCTTTAAATCTAATGCTTTACCTAATCTTATTAAGTCTTGACCAAAAGACAAAGTAGCTAATGACACGCCGGTAACATCACCAGTAATCAAATCATTCATGTTGCTGTAAGTGCCATTAAGAAAGCCAACTGAGTTAGTTATGCTATTGATAGTTTTATTCAACTGCTTAATCATACCATTAGCTTGTGTAAAGCTTGATATAAAATGAGGATAAGTGCCTCTATAATAATAAAACTCTTTACTCGCTTGTAAAGCTAAAATTCTTAAAAAGCCATAACTAGAACCTTCATCAGTAAATATTTCTACTTTACTTCCTTTAGGCGGAGATACAGTAAAACTCAAAAGATTATTATTTACATTATATGTTGATGTAGCTTGTGTTACGCCATCTATCTTGACTGTATAAGGTGATCTTCCTGTACTAGGAGTTATTGTATTATTAGTTGGTGCTAGATGATTAAATCTGAAAACATTTTGTTCGCCTAATAGCAACCAGCTATCATAGAAAAAAGGATTGTATGAAATCGTAAACGTATCTGGTGGGCTATTACCCAATGCAGGTATTGTAGTTGAACCAATAGAAATTAAATTATTATAAACACTTTGACTTACATTACCGCCTATCTTAGTCCATGCCAATCTTATTGCATCAGACAACGAATTACTAGTAGCGAACCCACCTTTCACGTAATGGTTAGGTGAGTTACTCACACCAGCACCGTCAGTGATACCAGGATTAATTCTAAATCCTTCGTTTTTTATTAATCCTGTTACTGCGTTGATGCTTAGGGGAGTATGTTTACCTTGAAGGCTCATGGGCAAAAGACGTTTGGACTTCCAGTAACAATGCTATGACCGCAACTGTTACCTGATCCAACACGTAAGACTGGACAATTCTCTGCAAACACAGTTGGGCTACCATCTGTGGTTGTTGCTGCTGCATGTGGGGGATGTGGTTTTCCAAAGGGTGCGTGTGGTGTTATCTGACTTACATGTAATCCTACAGGAATTCCATTGGCAAAAACTGTGCCGGCTCCACGCATAATGGCTCCACCCGGTTGATCTGTATCTCCTTTTCTGCTTAGTTGTGGCATAACACCTCTCTAACTATTTACCTAATATTTTACTTACAATCTATTACCCAAGTACTATCTTTTTCTCAGGGACTTTAATCCCTGTAGTAGCTTCTATATACTTAACTTTAACTTGCTCGTTAGTATCTCCAACGACAGCAATGCTATTAGTATTTAGTCTAAATTTACCCTCCATATCAGTAGTAAACATGCTTGGAATCATGCCTATACCGTTTTGATTAGGAGCAATGCTCACAGGCTCAGTAATTTCAATGATATTATCATTGAGATTTACCACTTTTGCCACCATTTCTTCGCCACTGTTTAATTTGAACGAATATACTTCATTTATACTAAGATTCATGTTTATCCCATTAATTTTTTCTGTAATTCTGTGTATCCACCGACTAACTCATCATCTAAGAATATCTGCGGAACTGTACGTGCGTTTGGTACTGCTTCTAATAATTGCTCTTTAGTATACTCTTTATTGATGTTTCTTTCTTCATACTGTATGCCCTTTAATTTCAACAGGGCTTTTGCTTTATCACAGAAAGGACACATGTCCTTACTCCATACTATTGCTTTCATCTATTTCACCTTATTATAATGTTGGCAATTCTTCAAAGTCTACAACGTCACTCATAACTCCAATGACATAGTTAGTACTTTCGTTTTCTTGCAGTGCTGTTTGTTTTTTGTTTATATTGACATGTTTATTGAACCATGGAATAGGACTTGTTTTAGGATGATTTTCTAAATACTTTATACCAATATCTTTTAATCTGTTAAACGCAGTCCAGTCAACAAAATCTTTCAATATATCAGCATTTAGTCCTATAACAACACCTTTACTAAAAAGATAGTCGGCCCAAAGTTTTTCTTCACGAATAACTTCTAAGTATAAATCGTAAACTTCTTTTTCGCATTCAATTTTTGCTTGTACAAATCGTGGGTCATCTTTGACTACGTTATTGATTAGCCAGGCTGTCCATTCTGTATGCAATAATTCATCTTGTAAGATAAGGCTAATAATGTTGCCATTACCAATATAAATCTTATTCTCAACCATCGCAAGACTTGTAGCGAACGATACCATAAAGCGCAATGCTTCCAGTGCATAGCTAGCATTTAATGCTAACCATATTGCCTTTACATGCTCCATTTCAGGTATTACTTCACCTGTTTCTTTACGGCAATTAAGTTGATGCAAATCTTCATAGTAACGACCGATGTTAGCAGCCATGTCTATAATTTCTTTTGTATCATGTATCTTGTTAAATTCTTCTTTAGGTACACCATACACATTACGAATAATATGACTATATGATTTGCTATGTATATTTGTTTCAAAGAAACTCCAGTTATTAACTAATGCTTCTAGTTCTGGAATACTAATAACAGGACCAAATACTTGTGCTGGTGCACGACCTTGAATACTATCTAATGCTGTTTGTCTTAGTAAATTACTAGTAAAAATATGTTTTACTGCTTCAGTTGCTTCTTTATGGTCTATCTTATCTTTTGTCAATGTAACTTCTTCAGGCACCCAAAAGAAACCACGTGCGGTTTCTTCATACTTTGCAACTTTCGGGTACTTGACTTCTTCAAATCTTTGTACAGTTACAGGTCCTTCAGGATCTAAAAACATCGTGCGTTTTAGATAGTTTACTTGCTTGTTTAAATTATATTGTTCTCTACTCATCTGTTTCTTCTTTAGAAGATTCTATAATCAAATCTCCATTCTCCACGTAAACGCTATCTATATCTGTTTCTGACAACAACATCAGAACCATTTCCTTTTCTATTTCTGGTATATTAACTTCTTCAGTAATCCCATGTAAAAATAAAAATGATTTTATTTTCTCATCAATTGTGAGATCATTATTACTAATTAATTTCATAATTAGAATTGATCGTGTTCGGTTGAAGTTTTGTTTGCTACGGTTGACGTTGCACCAACAGCTTCACTAATTAAGTCAAAATAACTAACACCTACTTCACGTTGATGTTTGACTGTAGTAAATCCTCTGCTTTGTGCCGCAAACTCACGTTCTTGCATTTCACTGTAGCCAGCCATACCTCTTTCTTTGTATGCTTCTGCTAATTCGAATGTGGCGAGATTTACACTGTGGAAGCCTGCAAGTGTAATGAATTGGAACTTATAACCCATAGCACCCAATTCACGTTGGAATGTTTCGCACTCAT